CAGACGCACCAATAAACTGATCTTCGCCAGCCGATGGGAATTCACCGTAGACCTCAACCCTAGCCTGTGGCGAATCCTCGCCATACTCCGCAATGATCTGCTCATATATCTGCTTGTCCGTGTCCTCAACCGTTCGCGAGTCAATGTTCTCTGTGTGCCAGAAGTTACGCTTGGCGTGGAAGCACTCGTAGAAGTAGCCTTGATTACGCCGGGGGTTACTGAACGCGAACCAGTACCGGTCTAGGATCGGTTCTGTAAAGAAGCCCGCACCGACCGACCAGATGGCGTCGGGAATACCACTGGCCTCATCAAAGATCAGCATCATGCCGTCGTGGTTGTGAACACCGGCGTAGCTGTCGGGATTCTCTTCCGACCACAGTTTGCCTTCAGCCGCCCAGTAGCGCGTACCCTTCTTTAAGTCCCGCTCGACCAGTTCAGTTAACCACTTAGCTGGGATTAGCTTGGTTGCGCTGATCTCCCACCAGTGGTTGTTAATCACCATCGCCTGCCACTTAGTCAACTCACCCCATGTGACCGACCGCAGCTGCGCTTCGCTGTTGGCGGAGACGATCACGCTGGAACCGATGCGGGTGGTCAGCATCCACAAGATGAGCCAGCTGACTAGCGCAGACTTACCAATCCCTCGACCGGACGCGACCGCTGTTCTGAGCGCGTCCATGTCAATCTGACCACGGTTGTTCTTGATGTGGCTGGCTATCCTGCGCAGTATCTTGCGCTGCCAGGTGCGCGGGCCTTTGAACTTGGCCAGCGGCGTGTTTGCCTGCCCCCACGGGAACGCGAACAGCACGAACGCTTCGGGGTCGTCAGCGATGGTCGGCGCCCAGAGGCGCGTCATTAGGAGCTGCTCGCCCTCGGCGTCATAGATCGGCTGTTGCGCCATTCGTCACTTTAGTTGGTAGATGGGTGGGCTGTTGCTCGGTAATCAGTCCGTCCAAGACGCGCTCTTGTGCCTGTTGCAGCGCCTGCGTGATGCTGATCTTGTTGGTGATGTCGACACTGATCTCTTGGCGGGCCGTCCAGCCGTGGGCGTGTTGCAAAATGGCGAGCGCGGCCTTGCTGTCGCCAGCGCGGGCTGCCTCACGCAGGTGGGCACTGGCCTCCATCTCGCTGTCGGCGCGGCCCTTCATGGCGGCCATGTCCGCTGCCGGGTCAAGCTCGCACAATTGCCTGAACTCGGTGGGCAGCATACCAGCAGCTAACGCCAGCGAGTCGCCCTTTAGACCCAAAGCAGCAGCGTCATAAATCGCCTGAAGCCTGGCTTCGGTCGCCTCGACTTTGCGCGGGGTGAACGGGATGGATTTGAACATACGCCGATATTAGCAAAGTGTGGGCAATGTGGGCTACTTTTTTGCTGGTCGGTATTGAGCTTTTAAAAAATAAAAAAATTTCTTCTGACACCTCCGTGACCGCGACCGGCCTGCCGCCGGCCCCCCACCCCCCAGGTTAGTGGGCACTCACTTCTGTGTTGTCAGCCTGGCAAGTTAGTAAGCACTAACTAACCAGGTTAGTAAGTACTCACTTACAAAGTTAGTGGTCACTAACATGACAGGTTAGTGGTCACTAACTGTTAGCATAATGCTACCAAACCTGTGGATAACTTTGCCTGTTGTCATTCTGCTATGTGGGCAATGTGGGCAATGTGGACTATCGGAAAAAATCGCAGCCGGCTCTTTAAACGCTGCCATATTCCAGACACTATTGCCATAATAATAACGAAAAAACACAAAATCTAGCTTTACAGAATAATCTGTCACATAGTCCACAAAATGCCAAAAGCTAGTAGCAGACTAGGTTTTGCCGTGGGTCAAATGGGGCGATTTTTGACGTCCACGTTTTGCCCTTTTCAGCCACAAATTGACCCGAAAATAAATGCAAAATAATGTTTGACATTGTAAAAGAATCTTGTATAATGGTTTTTAGCAGCAAAACATTGTGTAGTATTTCACTGATTAAATTTTAAGCAAAGGGGATAAAAATGTATCAAGTCACCGCGATTTATCAGAACAGCGAAATTGGTTACGGCGAGGGCGAGGGCCTGGAATATGCAATCGAGGATTGCGCCGCGTCAATTTCGCCAATGTTCGAGAATGAAATTGTGACGCTATCGATTCTCGAAAACGACGAAACGCGCCAAATTAGCGGCCGCGTATATATCCGCGTCAACGGCGATATCGCCGTCGGTATCTAAATCAATCAGGCCGGCGCAAGCCGGCCACTATCGGAGATTATCAAAATGAAAAATTACGGATTCGAAATACTCTCAGCGATCTATTGCGCGGCTATGCTGTTCTGCGCCGTTCTAATGATGACAATTTAAGGGGCACGATATGAAACTCAAAACTATTCAATCACTCGCGCTAGCCGCTCTCGGCACGCTGATCGTTATCGGCACGCTAACCCGCGTATTTGATAGCGCCGAAACGATTATGTGGACGGCAATGTGGCTCGCATGCGCCGCCGCGCACGTCACGACGCGCGACAGCGACATTTAATAACTTGATAAGGGAACCGACCATGCAAAATCCATTCAAAGCACAATTAAAACGTGAAGGCCTGGAATATCGCCGCGTTTTGGGCGAATCCAGCGCCAAAACAATCAAAGGTGAAAAAATCGGCTACTTGACGGCCATATGTTACTTGGTACCGGATGAAAAGCTTTGTCCGTTTGCGATTATGGCCGGCTGTTTTGACGGCTGTCTAAAATCGGCCGGCCGCGGCGCGTTTAATGCCGTGCAAGCGGCACGCGCCGCCAAAACCGCGTTTTTCCGCGAGAATCAGCGCGCGTTTATGCTATCAATGGCCGCCGATGTATGGTCGCACGCACGCCGTGCGGAAAAATTAGGATTAATCCCGCTTGTGCGGCCGAATGGCACAAGTGATATCCCGTTTGAGAATATTCTCATTGACGGCAAAACGATATTCCAGCTGTTCGCTGACGTACAGTTTTATGACTATACGAAACACCCTAGCCGAAACCTGACGGGCAAAACGGCCGGTAATTATGATTTGACGTATTCATTCAGCGCTATCACGCCGAAACCGATATCAATCAAAGGCCTGATTAACCCGGCCAATAAACGCACGGCCGTAGTATTCCAAAAGCAGGCCGATATTCCGGCCGAATTTCGCGGATGGCCTGTCGTTGACGGCGACGACACTGACGTACGCCATATTGAGCCGGCCAACGTGGTAGTGGCCTTATATGCCAAAGGCAAAGCAAAACGCGATACCGGCGGATTCGTTCAAATTAAAGGTCGTGACTACTAATGCGCTATCGCCTGCAATATGGCCGGCTAGATGACTTTGACGCCGTCATCCAGTGGCTGGATTATCCGCCGGCCAATGGCCGGTATATCACGCGGCGCGTGCCCGTACCAGCGCGTCTAATTCCGACAATCGAAACTCATGGGAGTGCATTATGGTGACACTATTTAAAACCGGCGACCGCGTGCAATACGCCCGCCAATGGCTTAGATCAACCGGTCAATTGACCGGCGATATACCGCACGCAAAAGGGCGGATTATCAGTCTCTCGCCGGTATCTAATGGCCTGGACATTGCGACCATTGAATGGGATCGGCCAGGATTATCGGCCAAAGTATTGACGTCAAACCTGATCCGCGAGGATCGCAAACAATTTGAGAGGGTTTAATTATGCAAACGATAAATATTGACGGCACCACCTATAAAGTGAAATTCGACCGGGATCCGGTCGAACTAGCCAAAGCGGCGCGCAAAGCCTGGAAACCGGGAAAACCTAAGGACCTTCGGAAATTTCCGGTCCGATCGGACCTTAGCACGGCCGAATATGTGCGCCAGTACGATGCGCTCAATTTCCGCGTGCCGGTCCAATATTGGCCCGAATTGAACACCACAGGCACGGCCCAATACGACCCGACAATCCCACTACTTGAGGATCTATCCAATGAAGACGCAAACTGATATCGGCGGCCTGCAATGGCCGCAGCACTTGTGGCCGTATACGTACACGCACGGCGATACCGAATTGCTCTGCTTTTTGGATTATGAGCCCGGCGACCGGTCGGTCGGCATGGCCGCCGGCGCCTGGTTAATTCACGCATTCGCCGGCGGCGTTGACGTGATAGACCTGCTCAAGGACCATATTGTCAAAGATATCGAGGAGAATGCCGCATGTTCGCTCTCATCGGATTGATACTTGCGGCCATGCTCGCGATCGTGCTAGGGTTATAGCGCGGCTTCTCTCCAGCCGCCCTTCGGTTCGCCCGTCAGGATCAAACCTGACGGGCTTTTTTTTTACTTGACTAGCCGCACCGCTGACGGCGGCGGTGTTTCCTCCACCATGCGGCGCAATTCTGACTTTGTGGCCGTGGCGGCCAGCTCTGGCGCACAGATAATGTGCTTACGGGTGTCAAACTCCCGCGACTTTAGGCGCCCCATATCGACCCAGCCGGCTTCTTTCAACGCGTGCAATAGTGCCTGCTGTACCACGCGGGTGCTCATCGGCGCCCCGCCCTGTAGCCGGTCGCACAGGCTATAGAACGGCGCCGCTACCACGCCGGCAGCAAACTCGCCCAAGCGGCGCTCGATCATCTCGACAAGGTACGACTCGGCAGTCGACCTGCCCTGCTCGACCATAATGATTTTCGCCTCGGTCAATGGTGGTGTCGCGCCGGGATTGAACCGCGACACGTCACGCGCATATAGCCAGCCAGCAGCCACAGCTAGGCCGCCGGCCTTGTACCAATCCCAGATCGCCCACGCGTCCGCCTCGGCCATGCGCGGCGCCTCGGAGTACGTCACAAACCAGCGGCGGTCATCTCCTGACACCGATATGGGCACGCGTTCATTAGAAAACGCGAGAACGAAAATACGGTTTAGTGCCTGATACGGGTGCAGCCCCTTACGGTTCACTTGCAGGAAATCTGGCGGGGCGGCGATGATGGGCTTCAGATGGTTCTCAAGCGCGCGGCGGTCTTTCGCTTCCGCTTGGCGCAGCTCTTCAAACACCATCACCTCGGATTCATACGCGTAACCCCATTGCGACTGAATCTCTTCATTGCGGACAATCGACACGTTCGATAGCGCTTCACCACCAATGCCCCATAAAAACGGCTGCCACATGGTGTCTTTACCGCTGCCAGGGTGACCGATATGCAGCACCGCGTGGTTGATCTTGCGGTTTGGGTGCTGGAGCTTGTAGGCCATGACGTCCAAAACGTGGTTGCGCTCGACCGGGTCGGGAATCATGCGCTCAACGTGATCGAGCCATATTTTTGCGTTGCCGGTGGCCGCTGTTGGCCGGTGATCGACCCAGCGGTTGCCATACGCCTGCCCTTCACGCGACACAAGCACCGTCTCGCCAGCGGCGTAGGTGATGCCGCTGATGGTCAGCGCGTCCTTGGCCTGCCGGTTCTCGTCATAACAAATTGACGCCTCAATGCGGCGCTTGCCCGTTTTCGTCGGGTGGATTGAATAACAGGTGACGTGTCGAAAGAGTGCGTTAAAAGTACCGCGACTAATCTCGCGCCGATCGTCCATGTCAAAGTACGCATCTTCGTTTTGAATGTACGCAAAGCGTTTGTACCAATCATCTTTCGTTGTCCTATCCAGTTGCTTTTTCTCGACCTCTGCAATGACTTCAGCGCCCTTGTCTGGAAATGCTTCAGTCGGCGTCAGTTTGGATAGCGCCGCGTCCATCGCATGCGCTAGTAGTTCCTCACGCAGTCCAGGCGCGTGTTTCGGCCCACCATTGGCCGACACCCAATCCAAAAACGCATGCGAGTCGAAGTCAACGCAGTGCGAATGCAGACAGCGGTATGAGCGCGTTGACGGGCTGTAGCGCCCCTCTGGGTTGCCGTCGGTATGCTCGTCCTTGTTAGGGCAGATGACGCCAGCCCACCCGGCAGGGTTTGGTGTCGACAACAGCACGCCCTGATGCGAGAGCCACGCCATCACGTCATCGGCGCCGTCATCCGACAGGCGGATAGGACGCACGCCCAGTGACTCAGCGGGCGCTGGCGTGACATTCAGAGCGGCGCACACCTCTGGCAGGCTGTACTCGCGCTCTGGGTGGAACTCGACCAGACGAGCGGCGAAGTTATCCCGCCCCGGCTTGATATTGATCGACCCCGGCAGGCGGAAGTTGCGCACTGCATTGCAGGCGCCGGGGTCGGTGTAACCGGCGTCCGCAATCGCTCGGATGGCCGCAGCGTACTCGCCGGTGGTCGGCTGCTCTGAAAATGCGTAACCCCACTGGAACGACCCGGCAGACGTCTCGATGATCCATGTCGGCGCAAGCGGCGGCGTGTTAGGCGCTTTCTCAGGGTCACCTACATCATCCAAGACCATGACGAGAACGTAGTCGGCATTCGCAGCTGACGCAGACACATGGCCGTCCTTGAACCGGTCGATGATAAACGACGCGGTGTTGCCGTAGATTGCCCAATCGGGCTTAGTCGGGTAGTCGGGCAGGTACGCCGGCCATGTGCAGATCACCGCGCCGTCGGGGTGCAGCTGAATCTGTCCGCTTTTGAGTTTAGGTTTCTGGCGGACAACTAATGCAGTCTCACCCTGTGGTGCCAAATTAGTATAAAATTCGAGGAAATCCATTGCAGTCCTTGTAGTTGGAAAGCCGCCCTGCCAGGCGGCTTTTTTATTTGCCGTAACGATTCATCACTTCAACTTCAGCGGACAAAGGCAGTCCAGCCGCCCATTTAGGCGGCGTACACATCACTTGCTCTAGGGTATTGGGTGCATCGGGGTCGGCGGTCTCCATTACGATCTCGTCATGTACGTGCAGCACTACGTCAGGAAGCTGGCGTAAAGCATGCCGTAGCAGATCGTTGGCGATCGCTTGCGTTATGTTCTCACAAGCGAGACCCCGCCACAAGCGGGCGCGTGGCCATTCCTTCGCGTCCGCTGCCGGCTTCCAGGCTGCTTTGACGTACGTGATCTCATCACCCTCAAACTTAGCAAATGGATAGCACAACACGCGTCCACTGGGCAGCGCGTACCAGAGATGTTGACCGTCGTAGAGATACGTGACCCGACCGGCTGAGAACTCCCGATTGGGGTTGCGTAGCGCCCGTGTGTAGGCGTCCTCAAGCTTGCCCCAGTAACGTACCGCCCAAGCGTTTGAGCGCCGCCAAGCGTCTACAATCCGGCGGGAATCGGACTCGGGCATGAAGACACCATAATTGCGACCCATCGCTGAGAACGCGCCGATCGACCCGCCGAAGCCAAGTGAGAGGATGGCTACCTTGCCGATCTGGCGCTGGTCTTTATCGACCGCGTCCTCGGCCACGCGGTAGATGCCGGCGGCTTCACGTTTGTAGATGTCGCGACCCTCACGGAAGACTTGCAGCACATCGTCGGCCTGCGGGTCATTGGATGCCCAGGCTGTTACGCGCGCCTCGACGGCTGACCAGTCGGCGACGACGAACTGCTTGCCGGGTGCGGGTATCAGTGCGGGCCGGAGCATTCCTTTGAGAACATCCGTAACGCGTTTTCCAAATCTTGGGACGACGCTGTGGCCTCTGACCATAGCGTGCCTAACGTCATCTGGCTCTGCTGCGCACTTGCGCGTGAAGTTGTGTACCTGCGCGCCATAGCTTGAAGCACGTCCTGTGGCAGAGCCTCCAGCGAAGACAAAAGCACCTCGTACTCGGTGATCGTCTTCGTCTGCCAAACTCGCAAGGCGGCTGAACTTCGCAACTGACGACGCCCAGAGGTCATCTGCGCATTGAATGACGTCCGCAACAGTGGTCGGAATCTCATCGGGGTTTTCCTCGGCAAAAGCCAGTAAATTAGCGCGTACGGACTTGTCGATAGAATACTTCAAGTCGCCGTCCTTGTACGTCTCCATCATCTTCAAAGCCTGCGGGCCGACCCGGTCGATCACCCACTGGCGCATCTTGGGGCTGCGCACAGACTTGATCGCGCCTTCGGTAAGTTCAGCGACCAGCGTCTCGATCTCTTCAAGCTCGACCGATGCGTAACGGATGGCGGCTTGCGCGAGTGGCAAGTCAAGCAGCACGCCCCGGTCGTTGATGCGCTCGTTGGTGTGGTAGTCGGCCAGCTCCTCGTCCGACAGTGGCCGCATGGCCTTGGAGATTGCGCGCATGGCACGGACATCTTGTTCGCAGTAAGCGATCATCTCGGCCATCAGCTCTGGCGAATTGTTAAACGATCCATCTGCGCGAGGGACGGAAAGAAGTCGGATAAGCTGGCTTCCACGATGGTCTTTTCGCATTTGGCTGCTAATCGCTCGTCCGACGTCTTCAAGGCTGCCAGGTAAGCAGTTAGCACGCGCTTGTGCAGCGGTGCAGACGAACTGCTCAAGTCGAAAGTTAATCTGTAAAACGTACCAGAAGATAAGCCTTTCGAATGCGGCGTTATGGGCGCGTATCTCCCCTGTGTGCTGACGTACAGCGTCAGGGAACGGTTGATCGGGAGTCCAGGTGACAACCTCATCGTCGTCAAACGCGTAGGACATACAAAGTACATCGGTGGTGCCGTCTTGGGCATAGTTATAGACTCCCCGTGAGGATAGGTCGCACTTCGACCGGGTTTCAAAGTCAATCCAAAGTATTGTCATGGTAGAGGGTGGCTCCCGTCATCCGCCAGCATCAGGCCGAACCGACCAAGGAAAACCTGATGATTAAATGACAGGAGCCATAGAAAGGTGGGGTACTCGCTGCGTCCGTCAACCGCCCGGCATCCGCTTTCCCCCATGCTACTTAGCCGCGACGGCGGCGGGCAGGTGCTGCTTCGGCTGCGGGTGCTTCTTCAGCTGGGGCTTCATCTGCTTTGCCATCCATCGACACAAACTCGACGACCTCAAAGACCGGCGTGTAGATGCGACCATACGACTTGTGCGTGTAGTGGTCTTTTTTGAGACGCACGACAGGCACGGGCTTGCTTTGATCCTTCTCGACTTGCTCGGCGATCGCTACTGCCAACGCCTGCACGGCCTTCTTACCGCCGACAGACGTCACCGTGTAGCGCGCCTCCATGCCCTTGTCTTCGCCAGTGACGCACTTTAAGGACATGCCGATCTGCGACTCCCAACCACGCTTGGCGTTGGGCGGCGCTGCTTCCATCTCAGGCAGCGGCTCGGACACCGACACCATCTTCTCACCCAACACCTCACCATCACCCCAAGCGATAAAGCCGTGGATGAAACTGAACGGGTTGACCGCCCAAGTCGAGTCTTCTTCGACGTCGGTCTGGTCAGCACCGAACACCCAATGGCCGGTCTTGTCCATCTTGATGATGACAGAACCTGCTGGGCCTGCGACGGTTTCAAGCGCGCGCAGTGCTGTTGAGAGGGTAGATACTGCTGGAAGGTTTGCACCTTTGAACGTGACCATATTGGACATTACTGTACTCCTATTAAAGTTTAGAGAGGGCGGCAGTTAACTGCTTCCCGATTTGCAGAACCGCTGGCCTCGGATCAGAGTCCGGTGCCAACGTACTCCCCGACGAGATCGATACAACTAACTCCGACGGGAAATCTAGTGTAGTCTTTTTCAAGACTTTTTCAAGCTGTGCAGGCGATTTAATTTTTGTCTCATAAGCGTCTTCTACGCCATTCGCGTCCGCCCATGCTTCAATCCTTGCCTCGTCCACCCACTGACGTGTGCCACGCTTGGCGACCAGTTTGTAGCCTGGCACGGGACGCTCGTTCTCAAGCATCTGGAACGCAAGCGCACGCAGCTCTTTGATGTAGTCTTCTAGCATGTCGGCCTGACGCAACTGTGTTGCGATCTGTTCTGCCGGCAACGCTGCGAGCTGCACCTTTAGCGCACGATCAGCTGCGCCAGTCATGCGTGGGCAGATCGGTTTCGCTGTACACCAACGGCAGTGGTCGCCTGTTGCAAAGGGCGCCTCTGGCCATGAGGACAGACGCACCGCGTACAGCAGCTCTTGCTCAAACTGCTTCACACGCTCCGGTGTGGTGACCCAGCGTCGCATGGCCGGTGGTTGCACGATGATGCACTCGATCTCTTCAGCACCTTCGAACACCCACTGACATGCGGGCGTTCTCATGGCCGCAGCTGCATAAAATAAGAGTTGAGGATTGTCTTCAGCATCCACAAGTACGCCATCGCCAAATTTCCAATCAAGAACGATGGCGCGTTTATCTTTACGCCCAAGTAGGTCAGTGCTACCAAAGACACCAGGCAGAAAGTCGCCAAAACCAACTCTGGTTTCAACCATGTACTCCATCTGCTTGTTCGGGTCGATCTCGTCGAGTGCCGCGAGAGCGGGAATAATTTTCTCATCAAGTAGCTCCGGTGTGAGTGTCTGATCTTTGTATTGGGCGCCCAAGCACTGCGCGGGCTTCTTGTCGAACTCAAGCAGTTCGGCAATCACATTGTGCAGGAGAGTGCCACGCGCTGCGTGTTCGGACTCAGATTGGGGCGGCATCTGTTGCACCAGCTTGACTGATGCTGGGCAGTTGATGACGCGCTTGGCGGTGCTACCGCCGACGATACTGGAGTGGCTCATTATTTCACCCCCGCTGGCTCGTTACGCCATGAACTAGACAGGCGTTGACGCAACAACAGCAACACCGGCGCAGCCGTTTCGTCGTAAACGCCGGGATCGGTTTTGATGATGACCTCGATTAGGTCTAATGCTGCTTGCAGGGCTGTGCCGTCTGCGTCAAAAATGTCTTCTACATTCATTTTACTGTACTCCCGTGTAGTGATTGAGCCTCGACTGTAGACCCTAAAATAATCCTTGTCAAATACTTTTTGATGCCTTATATTTCGCAACATGTTAGAAAAAGAAATCGAGAACTACTTTGTGTGGACGGTCGAGCGTGCCGGCGGCAAGACCTACAAGTTCAGGTCAGTCAACCAGCGTGGTGTGAGTGACCGCATCGCTTGTATGCCTGATGGCAGCACATGGTTTGTCGAATTGAAAACCAAAGGTGGTCGGTTGTCTGAACTACAGAAACGATTTGCTGACGACGTTATTGCGTTGCAACAAAACTACGCCTGTTTATGGTCGAAGGAGATGATTGATGAGTGGATTAGACAGAGATGACATTATTCGCATGGCGCAGGAAGCGGGTTGGGGGTTTAACAACTCGCGCGATTCCGATTTTGTAAAAGCCCAGCTAAAGTTTGCAGAGCTAGTCGCCGCAGCAGAACGCGAGGCGTGTGCGAAGTTATGCGACGCACTCAAGAATCCGATTGACGATCCACACGCGCCTGTAGGTCAATACGAGAGCGGCGGCTACATCACCGCCGAGTTTCTTGCTGACGCTATCCGCGCCAGAGGCAACGATGCAGCTTAGACCTTACCAAGACGAAGCCGCCGACTTCCTGTACGAGCGTGACCGGGCGATGATCTTGGCGCCCGTGGGCGCAGGCAAGACGGCCATCACGCTGACCGCGATGCAGGCGATGGTCAAGGACGGCTACGCGTCACGCTTCCTCGTTCTGGCGCCCAAGCGTGTTTGCACGGACGTGTGGCCGATCGAGGTGCCCAAGTGGGCGCCGGATCTGGACTGCCGCGTCGCCGTGGGCAGCCCTAAAGACCGGGCGTCAGCACTGCGCTCGTTTGTGGCGATAGTGGTCACTAACTACGACAACATCCAGTGGCTGGCCGAGCAGGACTTGTCTGACTTTGACGCCATTGTGTTCGACGAGCTGACTAAGCTCAAGAACCCTTCCGGCACACGCTTCAAAGCGCTGCACAAGGTGATCGACCAGTTCAAGATCCGCTGGGGTCTGACCGGGTCGTTTACCAGTAACGGTCTGGAAGACGTCTTTGGCCAGTGCAAGATTGTGGATGAAAAGCTCTTGGGCCGTGCCAAGGGCGCGTTCTTGCAGCAATACTTCGTCTGCATGAACCGCGACTTCGGCGAGTGGCTGCCACGCCCAGGCGCGCTGTCGTTAGTCATGCAGCGCATCAAGCCGGCAACGTTCGTGCTGGAGCCTGGCGAGTACCGCGACAAGCTGCCGCCCTGCCATGTGGTCGAGTTGCGCTGTGAGCTAGATGACAGGAAGCCTTACGAGAAGATGAAGAAAGATTTTGTGGTGCAGTTTCCAACAGCCGAAATACTGGCCGCGAACGCGGCGGCTGTTACATCAAAGTTGCAACAGATGGCGTCGGGCTTTGTTTATGACAGCACCCGCGTGGCGAGTGACGTGCCGGGTCAGTTCACCTCCAGCAAGACGGCGGTGTGGTTTAGCAGTCACAAGTTTGACCGATTGGATGAATTACTAGAGGAGAACCAGCATGCCAATACGCTTATCGTTTACCAATTTCAGGAAGAGGTGGCAGAACTTCGTCGCCGCTATCCGAGGCTTGCCACCCTCGACGACACCGACGCCATCAAACGATGGAACGCCGGACAAATCGAGCTTCTTGCCGTCCATCCTAAGTCAGCGGGACATGGACTTAATCTACAGCACGGGGGAAGCCACATGGTATTTCTGTCGCTGCCGTGGAGCTTGGAGTTGTACGAGCAAACGGTTGGACGGCTGCACCGTTCCGGGCAACTGCATGACGTCTGGGTTTATATCCTACTCGCCGAGAAGACAGTTGACGAAAAGATCTGGGCAGCGCTCCACGACAAACGAGCAATTTCCGACATAGCGATGGAGGCACTGAAATGACTGACAAAGAAGAGGAAAAGAACACATGAACCACCAAGCAAAGATGGGTCTGACATGGGCATCACCCCAACAGCAAGCAAGAAACGCAGCACAGCCTGAACCACAGCGCGAATGGCGGGGGCTGACGGATGAGGAGGTTAAAGAAATCTATAGAGCCACAGAAATAAAAGTTGAGGATCATTGGCGCACTGGCGGCACAACCATGATGTTTCCTACTGCTATATACCAAGCCATTGAAGCCAAGCTAAAGGAGAAGAACGCATGAGATACCTACTTTTATTATTGACGGCGTCGGCGGTGGCCGCCGAGCCAGAGCATCTGACTTACACCAACGACATCAACGTGCGCACGGTCTTGACGCAGACCAAACCAAACTGGTGTTTGGGTATGAAGATGGCGTTTGACATTGACGGGCTAGACCGGGCTTACTACGGCTGCTGGGTGCCCATGCAAGGCTTTGCGCACATTGAGATGCTTGACGGCAGCCGGCGGGTGATCGCGTTAGATAAATTTACCAAACCAAAACAGGAGGCAACAAAATGACGGACTTTACCAAATACGAAACGCAGCGTGAGATTCTGATTGATTACCTGCATGTCATGATCGCTAGATCCGACTGGCACGGCGTCTCTGATGTTGCTAACGATCTGCGTGAGCTGGAGGCCGAACAACGTGAAAAGAATTGACTATTGGAAGGCCAAGCTGCCTGCCGCCCGTGCAGAGGAGCGCATACGCCAGAAAGAACTAAACCAGATGGCGCGAGCCTTTGAGCGGGCTGTTGAGAAGGTGACTGAAATTGAACAAAGGATAGAAGATGAAAAAGCAAAGCTGGCGCGCCCTGAATGATGTCTTGGCGTCGCTGTCTGAAGAAGAGGTGTTCGCGCTACTGACGCATGAGACGCTAAACGAGCGCCGCAGCTCACACCTGCAACGTCTGCACCAGCGCTACTGCGCCCTGCGTGACGCCCGTGAGCGGTTGGAAGTGATGGCCAAGGCGGTACGGCCATGAAATGTCAGCAGTGCGGCAGTAAGACCCATGTAGTCAACACCACGCAGCAGCCAGGCGGCATCCGGCGGCAACGCAGGTGCCCGTCATGCAAGAACAATGCCTACTCAGCAGAGGTGTGGGTTGCAGGTAACGTTATGGTGGGGAAATCGATTTATACTAATGACGAGGTAGCGTTGATAAAAAAGAAAGGCGTTGACGCTCGCCGCGCAAATGAAGATAGGAGGAAAGACGATGTTACGTGATGGATACTTTATTAGAGAAGAACCACCCAAAATCGGCGCGCATTACATCCCGCAGTTCTATCAGCGCCCCTCTACGCCTGAAGAGCGGTTCGTGCAGGACATTATGCTGGGGTCTAAGCCACAGCAGGAGTCGCCTGTAGTGAAGTTATTCGGCAGGCTGCTGAGTATATGAAAGAGCTTGTCCTCGTCTACTACGCGGCCATCGTGGTTGCCACCGTGGGCTTTCTGGCGTTCTTCATACCAGAGCCACGGCGGCCTACCGCTGCTGAGTGCGGTGTGTCTGAGATCGCGCCTGACATGTCAACGCGCGACCGTGAGGTCTGCCGGCAGTTACGCCAGCATCGTCACCGCATGTGATTGCGCCTCTGCTACCCGGCGCATCCAGCCTTTGCCGAAGGTTGCGAACGTCGGGAGCGCCTTATAAAACAGCTCCTTCTCCATGCTGAACTTAGCAATCAAGTCCTTCTGATCGGCGGCTTTGAGCGCTGCCATCGTCTTGGGGCCGATCGCGCCATCAGGCGTCGTTCCGATCGCTTTCTGCATGGTTCTGATGGCGCGGCCAGGGCCAGCGTTGATTGCAAAGTCGAACATCAGATAGTCCAGACCCGTTGGCAGCTCGTCGGCCTTGACCGCATCCCAGTACTTCTTCCTGTACATAGGTGCCACTGTATCCGGGGTCAATGCGCGCATCTCTTTTTCGCCAACAGCTTTGCCGACCCATTCTTCCCACACTTTCTTGGTGACGCCCAAGTTGGTCATGCCGCCTGGGTCTTTGGGATGATTAACGAACCCGCCTTCGTGTTTAAGGATCGCTTTGAGCGCTTCGTCGAAGTTTTCTTTCATTTCTCAGTATCTCCTGACAGGCAGTTAGTTGGTGGGTGATTTCGTCGGCGTCGGCTGCGATGGTGATAAGAGCTTCCGCAGCCTCTCCTGAAAGTCGGGCTTTCGTGGTTCCATGATCGCTGCTGGCACTGGGGGCAGCACTGGGCACGGCGTTACTATTGTCTGGACACGCGGCGTCGATGAACAGCCCGTCAGTACGAGCAACATCAACCAGCTGCTGACGCTCCACTTCCACCGTCCTAATCTTGTCAACATAGACCTTCTCCACTTTGTTTTGTGTGTTCGCTAGCAGGTGTTCAAACTCCGCTACCTTGGCCTGTTCGGCTGCTAGCACTCTGCCAGCTTCGATGGCCATTGCAGCCTTTTCTGCTTCCCACGCCGCCTTAGTGACTTGGACGCCTGTATGGTGCCCATAGAAGTACGAGCAGATAGCAAAAACAAGCGCGCCAACAATCACATAAGGGTTAGGCATCGTCTTCTTTCCCGGCTTTGATGGACTCGATTTTCTCTTGGCCGCGTGTCCAGGCAGAGATGCCTAGAATGGCCATGAAGGTGATGTGAATGAATCCGCCTGACTGGAGCGTCAAGGACGTCCATGCGCGGAAGGCATCGTTTGCCGCTTCCGTCTCCCAGAACTGCACGACTGTCCAGAGCATGGGGAAGATCACAAAGTCGCACAAGCAGATAATCATGTACGTGATCGCCATCATGGGGCGCCACTTGGTTGTCATCCAGTCAGTCGCATCGGTCATTCTTCACCCCTCATTTCCCGTAAAACTTTTATCCGCAATTCCTTCATCTTGCGCGTTTCTTGTTCCGCCCGGTACAGCGCGTTGTTCATGTCCATGTACATCACGCCCATCACAGGCAGGGCGATGACTAGCACAAAACACAAGACCAGAACGGCGACGAGGAGTGCCCACGGTACGTCTGACTCAGGCGGAGGAGGAGGAGGACTCCGACGTACCACGCCACGACGAAAAGGATTGCTCCAACCCATACCGCTTCTTCTTTCCTTTTTCTTACCCGCCTGCGTCTTTGCGCCGCCTCCACCTGCATCTTTGCAGTCTCACGTTTGTGTGCCTCATCCTGCTCAATGACGATCTGCTTCCACATCTTTTCGTACTTGCCCCACAAATCGCCTAGTTCCGCTGGCGCTTTGTAGACCATCGTCTCGCGTAACTCAGCAAGCATGGCGTCTAACCTTGACCGGACGATGACGCGCATTAACGCCCGCTTGCCAATCGAATCCGTACCTGTGTAGACCTGCTGCGCTTCTGCTTCCTGCTGGATAAAGACCTTACCGATCTTGTCGTACTCATCCATTAACGCACCCAGATCGTTACCTATCTGGATAAACACGTCGTTTGGGTCGGCCTTGGCTATCTCCTGCACTCGCTGTACTTCTTCGTTGTACTGAATCTTCTGCGCGTTGGTCGGGTTTTGAATCTTCCCAAACTGCGTCTTTAAGTCATCCAGTACATCCTTGACCTCACCCGCTGCGCCCTTGATGTCCTTGTAGAGCTGACAGCCTTTTTTAACAGCCGCAACAGCCGCGTTAGCAGCAGCAAGTAAGGTTAACGGATCCACCTCACTTGTCTTGCTTGGCCTCTAAGCGGTCAAAAATCTTACCCAACATCTCCTTGATGTCGCGCATGTCTTCCTTGTAGTCCTCACGCGTGACGTAGACGTGCGGCATGGCACGCACGTCGGTGTCCAGTCGGTCAATCGAGCGGTGGATGTTGTTCAACACCCAGCCGCCGAAGAACCCGGCAATGGCCACCGCGATGTTAAATAGTACCTGGGAGTCCATTACTCGACCACCTCGTCAGCAGGTTCTGGCTCGTTGCCCGCCTCAAGCCACTTTAAATACTGCTGGTAATCCGTGTTGGCTGGATCAAAGGGGATGAATGCGTTATCTGAAAGACGCTGCACTGTGTTGTTGTCTATTAAATTGTACATAATCAACCTTAAAGTTCGATTGCGGCATTCCCACCGGTACCAGTTGCGGGGGTAGAACCACCAGCGCCTAACTGAAATAAATCAACACTGGTATTGGCAACGGTTCCGTTACTTCCGGAGCCTAAAGTGATTGTCGGCGTAGCTCTTTTACTGACTTTAAAAAAATAGGTGGTTCTTGCGGTTGACCCTCCTGATGAGTCTGGCCCAGAGTAAGACGATAGCAATTCAAAATACCTTTGGCACAACGCCAACTCCGTACCATACGCCCTGTAGTCAAAGCTGGTCGCCTGCGTGCCCTTCTCTAGCTGCACGCCGGTGACGGCGAAAGTAGCGCCAGATGTCGATATAATTTTAGATGTCCCACTAGCCGCACGAAAATCGGATGCTGCCCAAGCCCCAGCCGTCCCTTGAAATGTTGAGCCTGTTCCAAGGTCAATTGTTAACACCAAACCGACGCCATTAGTGGTCAACCATGTTCCTGTCGTATCGCCGGGGATTGTTATTGTTTCAAACTCCCAAGTATTTGCAGCGTTAATTGTGTAGGTGAATGGGTAAGAACGGTCTAAAGCGTTGTTTTGAATTGCGCCACCAAATGTTCCTGTTACGCTTGAACGAACCCAAAAAGAAAGTGTGACTGTTGTGGCATTAGCTGTGCCCCAACCAAAGTCTGCCATGTTCAGCCCCTCAATACGCTGGGCGACATAGTTATTATCAGACGCGCCGGGGGATGCGCCGGTACCTACAGTTATCAGTAAGCTGTTTTTAAAATTAGCCGGGACAGTTGTGGATTGAATAGCTGTTGTTCCACTACCTGTTGCAGCGCGAGCAAACCATCTATCAAGGTTGTATACATTAGACGAAGTTAACGTCACACTCGCCCCAGCATTGCGCTGATCGATCACCATCGCACCATTGATGATGCGGTTCTTGAAGTTGTAATAGCTGTTGTACTGCTTGCTGGTGTCTGGGAACGTGATCCCAGCGGTGCCATCCAAAATCATTGTCATTGTGCAACCTCTTTGTGTAAACAATTATTCATGTGCCAGCGTTTCATTGCGCCGATACCACCAACTTTATCGCAGTGAGGGCAGACTATCGTTGCCATTTTTCTGCCACGCCTAACAGCCGACATTTTTTGCTTAGTTTCTTCTGACGCTTTCTTACCAAGTTTTATCCGCCGCATCCGCTCAAGTGCTTCTGGCGTATGTTTTTTACCTTTGGCGCCGCTCGGATTACCTTTGTGCGCTTCCGACATATGCTTTCGGTATTCAGGATTGCCCCAAAGCAGCTTAACTTTTTCGCTAATCTTTTCTTTAGTATTAGGCGGCAAAGGTATACCTTTATTCCATGCCGACGCTACGCGAACGTATTTTTTGCCAAGCGAAGACGGAGGCTTACCACCACCTTTAACCAAATTCCACCCGATACGATCTTCGGGGCGCAACTTTTGTTCTACCTCTAAACAATACTCTTCAGACGCCAGCACTACTTTTTCTTTAACTAAATTATCCCACCCATATTTAGCAATTGCACGCGTCAAATGTATATTCTGTCGCAGCGTTTTATGCTCAAACAATCGGCGGTCAAACCGTTTTGTAACGCCAACGTACCCTTGGCAACGAATATCATCGTGGTCTGGACGCCTGATCCAGTAGACCACGTTGACGGCGCTGTCCGTGGGCATCGTCATGGCTATTTACTCGTAAAGAATGTTGATGGAGCCTGCATCGAATGTGTCGGTGCCGTTGGTCGTGGTGACGCGGACGCGGTCTAGGGTTGCGGACAACGATTTTGATCCGGTGGTCAGTAACGTATAGGCTGACCCAGCCGCGCCAAGTATCCCCATTGCAGTCCATGTATTTGTGGACGAGTTAAGCAACGAAAATATAACTTGCCCACTAACTTCTAAGGGCGCGCTACCAACGCCAACTAAATCAAATCCAGATGAAGATGTGCCGCCGTTATTTAACGCTCCATTATATGAAAATATCGACACGTATCCGCTAGTTTCCGCGCCGCCAGAATCACCAAGTTGAAAACGTAGGTTGGCCGATCCGTTAAGACTAACGCCATTTAACATCAGCGTAATACGCCGCACCCACGACGGGATACTGGTAAAGTCAAGCGCTGTGCCCGACGTGGACGCAATCGCGGTGCCGGAGGTGAGTGGATACAGCACACCGCCACTGGCCGTGACCGTGCCCGCGAACGTGGTATTTAGCCCTGTGCTGATCGTGATCGCATCCGAGCCACCGATCTGGACGGCACCCGAGCCGTCCGTGTTACCTTTCAACCCGATTGGCATTATGCTGCTCCTTCTAACGCGGCGACTTTCGCCTTCAGTTCTTCAATCATTGCTTGTTGCTCTTGGATGCACTTCATAAGAGCGTATTGCAAGTCAGTTTGGTAGATCGACAGCAATTCTGAGCCGTCATCTGCTTTTTCGTTTTCAAACCCATCTGTGCAAACAAGTTCAGGTGCTATGGCCTGTACATCTTGAGCAACTACACCCAATGTAATTGGCGATGTATCGTCGTCTTTTTTGTACCTGAAGTTTTTTACCGGAATAGCGCAAATTTTATTCAGGTAATTGCCCGCTAATGAAATATCTTTTTTGATACGCTCATCCGACAAATTTTGGTTATTCGCAGAATAATTTGCTAGCCCGCCATCAACCCTAAAGTAAGCTTGCGTTCTTTGTGTTGATCCGCTATCAGAATAAAAAAAGCCAATACCAGAAGCGGCACTAGATGATACTCTGTAAAAACCATGACAAGCACCAGATGATTTTGCTTGGATGGAGTTTAAAGCGCTACCAAGAACGTCACTCGTCGTCCCCACCAGCAGATTACCGCTGGCGTCAAAACGTCCACTCTCAACGCCACCTTCTGCAAACGCAATCGTATCCGCAGCGGGGGAGAAGATACCTGTGTTGGTGTCGTTTGAGAACGTAATTGATGGTGCGGCAGCAGACCCCAGCGTGACAGCAACCTGCTGCCCTGTACCAATCGTCACTGCGGTCGCGCCGCTGCCTGTGCCCGTCTTTAGCTCCAGAATGCCCGTATTGTCGCAAGACAGCGCTAGGCCGTTCGTTGCATTACCGGCGGTGATAGTGCTTGCCATACTTTCTCCTTAAATGACGACGTAACGGACGCCATCTGGCACCGTCAGGACAATATCCGAGGTGATGGCCGTAGATGACACCGACTGCGAGGTGCCAACAGTATACGTGCCTGCACCGCCTGACCCCGTGCCCAAGGCCGTGATCGTCGTGCCTGCGGTCACACCGCTACCAGCAATCACAGAACCAACAGCCAAGACGCCAGCGGTGACCGCCGAAATTGTCAATGTTGTGCCCGCAATACTACCAGTGCCAGCAAAAGAAGAGGCAAAAGTAATCGGGCCAGTTGACATAGCGTTCTTACCTGCGGTCAACGAATAGCTGGTCGTAATCGTCTGGTCGTTCTGGTAAAACACCTGGTTGGTGCCGCCACCTGTAGCACCCGCACCACCGATCGCGCCCCAGCCTGACGAGCCGTAGCCCTCAAACTGATTCAACGACGTGTTGTAGCGGATCATGCCCGAACTTGATGGCGCTGGGCGGTCAGACGTTGTACCGTTTTGCAGACGAGTCGCACCAAAGCCTGAGAACGTCACCACGTCGCCAGAGGCCGACAGGGTGGTGAATGCGCCCGTGTTGGGGGCAACATTACCGATCGGGGGTGGCGAGCCGAACGACAGGATGTCTGGTGGCACAACAATGTTGTCGACTGTATAGAGCTGCACGTCGTTGGAGTCGGTAACGACGTACTTGTAGGCGAGCGTTGCCAAGAGCCAGATGTCGCAGCGACCCGACGCATCCAAGATGATCGGGTTGGTGTTAGCAGTCAAGCCCGTCTGGTCTGTGAACGTCGCAATCGGTGTCGTCGTGCCGCCAGCGTAGGTAAAGACCTTGCCGGCGACTAACGGATTGCCGTTGTCGTCAAAAAATTGCTGCTTGGGGGTTGGGGTTAGGGATGCCATTTATCACCTACGATTAAGGTTGTTTCGGTCTGCCGGCGCTTGAGACGCGGCGCGCGATACAAACGGCGCGGCGCGCCGCAGCGCCTCGTCATTTACTTCTTGCCCAATCTTACGAACGGTTGCTTTCTCTATAGACTGCGCCGCCAAAGCTGGGCTAGTTAGTTCGCGAGCAATTTCTAGCGCGAGTTTATCATCCATTTTTAACGCCAAACGTTTGACAACCGCATTAAATATGGTAAGCGGTACGCTAAGTAAACTAGGCGCAGGCAAACCCCCTTCTTTAGCTGTTTTAGTAGCAATAGCAGTTCCCTGATCTCCTGCGCCGCCCAACTGGGCTAGCCGAACGTATTCCGCTTCGCGAGCCAAATCATCCCGCACAGCGTTAACCGCGCGCAGTTGTTCTGGGGATAGATTTTTAGTTAGTTCAGCAATGCGTTTTTCCACCAGCATAGCGTTGGAGCCTGGTGGGAGTGGTGGCCGCAGCTTATTGCCCGTCTTATCAATTAACTCTTGAATGCGTGACAAACGAGCGGCGTCCGCACCAATAGCGTCAAAGCCTTTGCGCAGGCCCATACCGGCGTCGTCTAAAAGCGCTATTGGCCGCGCGTAATCTTTCATAAACGCAGCGTGTTTAGCCATGTTAACGCGGCCTGTTGCAGCGTCTACGACTTTTTGACGGTAAAGATCTTCGATGCCTGCTTTGGTTACTTTAAGCGCGTCGGGGTTTTTGCCAAACATCGTAATAAACTGTTCGGCTTCGCGCTCGCCTTTAGGCTGAAAATACTTGCTTACCACGTCGTCGGCTATAATTTTTGGCTCGTTCAACGAAGTCTGCTTAAACAGATTAGCGTTCACGCCGGTTTTAAAACGCGGTACGTACTCGGTACGGTAGGTCTGCACCGCATTGGCGTACAGCGATTTTGCCTCGTCGGTGAGATTACTGCTCTTGCCGATCGCGTCGTCAATAGACTCATGCAGCTTGTACAGATTGCGCAGAGTCATGTCGGAAGACGGCACCAGCGAAGTTTTAGCCGCCTGTATGTCTGCATTGATAGCTTTTCTGATGTCGTCAAGCTGCTGCAACGTGGCTTCGGCGGGCGCGGTAGATTCCGACGCTGGCCTAATTATCTTGGACGAAACCTTACCTTTGCCTAACGCTGCTTCAGGCTCACCTTTAGGTTTAAGCGCCAACAGTTTACGGACAGTATTAGGCGCCGTTTCTGGCGCAAAGTCCGACAACTTGCGCTCCAGTATGTTTTCGGCGGTCTTTACTACGTTAGACACGTCTATCTTGGCGTTACCCGCAGCTTTATACGCCGCGTTATACGCTGGCTCAATAACGCTGGTCTTAAACAATTTTTGTTCGGCTTTTGCCGCAGTCAACAAGGCTTCGCCGGTTTCTCGCTGGCTGACATTAGTTAACGCGCTATCAATCTTGTCTAATACTTTTCTAAACGCGCCTTCTCGCAAAGCTTTAATTCGTTCTTCTTGCGCTATGCGGGCGGCATTAGTTTGCGCGGCATTTTCAGCGTATGCAGTGGCTACGCCGGGCAGTTTAGACAGCCTGTCTTGCATAGCAGAAAACTTAGTGCTGCCTGCTGGTGCGGCTACTTCGCCTGCGGTGGGTGCGCTGCCAGGAACTCTTGATGTGACGTCCGCCCGCAGTAAATTAATAATGTCACGGCCTTTACCTTCTACTGCTTCAAGGTAATTGGTGCCTTTTAAGTCGGCTAGTTTACGACCGTAATCAAGAACTTTTCCCGCGACAGGGGCGACAACTGTGGGTAACAGCGCGCCAATTGCACCACCTGCGGCTGCGTCTTCAGGGTTTATTGCCGCAGCAGACGCAGCGCCTGTAGCGCCGCCGCCAACAAGTTTAACGCCAGTTGATGTCAGCCCAGGCGCTAAATTAGTTTTAAAACCGCCAGACTCTAGAGAGGTGGTTATTGGGGTTAAATAGCGCGCCAACGAAGGCGCCATTTGCGCCGCTTTTTTAAGTGGGGCAGCTAATACGCCACCTACAGGAGCGGTGCCAAACGCGCTGCCGATAAAGCGACCTACATCACCACCACCAAACTCGCCATATTGCTGCTCATACGCCGCTTTTTGGCGGTCAATTTCTGCTTGAATGGCTTTAGATGCGTTGTCGTTACCCGCTACTTTATCTACACCCTTTGAGAGCAATAGTGTAGCGGTGTCCGTAATGTCCTGAAGTCCTCGCCCAAAGCCCGCAAAAGGCGCCGCTACTGCGCGGCCATAATATGACGCGGCGCTTTCTTGACGAGGCTTGGGAATTTCATTTTTAACGTCAACAGTAGGCTCCCCACCATCACGCGGGTAGGTGTACGTTATTTCTGGCGACGACCCTTCTTGCTCTTGCGCGCGCACTTGTTTGTACGCAGCAGCAACCTTTTCAAAGTCGGGCGTACCTTTTTTGTCTGCGTTTTTGACAATCCACGCCGCGTATTCTTCTGCTGTAGCCATGTTTATTACTTCCTTAAAACTGCATCAGCTTCTTCAAGTATGCCGCCGCCGCTGCTAGGTGCAGCAACATTAGCTCGCTTACGCGCTCTGTCCATGCCTACTCTTAATATGTTTTGAACTTCACGCGCGGCGGCTATATATTCTCTTTCGCTTTGCGCTATAGACATACGGTTAATTGCGGCGGTGCCTTTTTCACCTTCAATGTTAGTGATGGCACCGCCGCCTTTAAGAATTTCAAACGCTTCCAAGAACGACGCGCCTTTAATTTGCTGATCTCTACGCGCAAAATCGGCGGCGTCCGTTCCATCTATAAACCGCGCGCCTGGCAACCAAGTAGCGCCAACCGCGTCACTAAACCCAGGGTGCGGTTTTGTTCCGGCGCTAATTACTTTACCTGTTTTTTTATCTATTTCTGGTTCTTTACCAATTAAACTATCAATTAAGCGTATGCTTTCTTCGCCTCGCTGAATAACGCCCGGCAGCATTGCTTTTGCCTTAACTTGGTCTTTTGCAATTGCTTCACCCGTTGCGCGCGCAGAAGCCATTCTTTGCTGAAACGCAGGGTCTGCATCGCGCGCAGCACTTTGCTCTGCTATAGTAACGCGTTTAGTTTCAAGTCCTACCCGTTGAGCCTCAAGCTGAATACGGCGGTTTTCCTGTTTTATGCGAGTAGATTCATTTTTAAGCCGCTCTTTATCCGCAGGGGATATGCCCATGTCAAACGTGTCGACAACAGTAGTTTTGCCAGTGGCGGGATCTCTTTTAACCACCGCAATTTTATTTTGCAAATTAATTTCAGAATACACTGGACGCTGGTTCTCAAGATCTTTTCTAAACGCATCTTGAATTTCTTTAGCCATAGCCGTTAGCGCCAGACGCCGATCTTTATCGGTAGTTTTAGCCGCTAACGCGTATAGTTGTTGCGCTGTTGGGTCGAGGTAGTCAACACCTGTTTTTTTAGCCGTTGTAACGTCGGCGGGCAGCACTAGTTCTTCGCCCGGGGCTGGCGCTGCTGCTGGAGCTGGTGCAGGAGCTGCTGCTGGAGCTGGTGCAGAAGCTGGTGCAGGAGCTGGTGCTGGAGCTGCTGCTGGAGCTGCTGCTGGAGCTGCTGCTGCTGGTGCTGGAGCTGCTTGTTCTCCCTGTCGACTTCTAAGATAAGCCTCTTTAGTTGGTGGGGTACGCCCAGCAAGAATTTCGTTAAAACTAAAGTTGTCGTATTCTTCAGCATCGCGGGCGTCGGCGGCTTTTAAGATATTTTCCGCAGACACCCCAGACAAACGGGCTTTGTAGCCTTTTGAGTTACGTCTAAATTCAGCGCGGTCGCGCGCAATAGTATCCCCTAGCGGGCCAAAACGTGTTGTTAGCGGGCCAAGCACATCGTCATTAGACATCGCTAAAAGACGCGCTTCAACATCTTCTTCAGATTGAATATTGTACGCAGGGAATGCTTCGTTAAACTGTTTTAGTCGAAGATCCAAAGTGTCTATTTCTTCTTTTTTCTTTGCCTGCTCTAAGTCAAATTTGCTCTTGTCAATAGCAGCTTCGCGTTGCTGTTTTGTTGAAAGCGCTGTTTGCCGTTGCGCTTCCCCTGTGGCAATCTTTTCATAAAAACTAGGGGCAACCGTAGCAAGCTGTGAATAGAACGCGTCTGACCCGTAAGGTACTTGTTTATTGGCCATTAGTTGAGCAAGCGCGTTTTTTTCTTGTACTTGCTGCTGGTATTCCTGCATTTTCAACGCGTTCATCTGCTGTTGCTGCTGCGCGCTTTGCAATTGCGCAATAGCAGCCATTTGGTTTACCGGCGATTCAATTTGAATCGGGCGAAACCCCATTGCAATAGATGGGTCGATCTGTGCCATGATTAGTCCTTATCAACGCCAATACGCGCTGCTGTCGTTATTTGGTGGTATTTGTGGACGGTAAAGATTCATGAGCTGTTGATTCTGGTAATAGTTCAACCCTTGACCCAATGAATTTGATATAGCATTAGCTGTGCCCATGTACCCAGACGCGCGAGCGTTACCTGCATTAATAGCGCTAGCACCCAAAGCGCTACCCAAATTACCATAAGCGCCTGCCATGCCTGCACCTAAATTTCCTGCCGCGTTAGTCAGCGTATTAGTTGCGGTTTGCCCCACGCCACCCAAGCTCTGTAGCGGGTTAAGAATATTTGCCCGTTCAGTTTGATAGCGGTTAAACGCGTTTTGATATTCTTGTGACGCCAAATCTTGGCCGAACTCCATAGCACCGCGCAGCTGGTTACCCGACAGCAAACCACCGCGTGCAGCAGCCGTGCGTTCCATCGCATCAAGGCCACGCTTTAACCTAAACCCGTACCCAGGATCAGCTTGGTACTGCGCCATCGTAAACGGCTGCAAGCCGTAGCCATAACCAGGCTCGCTGGTACGTCCGCTAATTCCAAGCAAATCGGCCAATCGATTTTGTGCAGCTAGGCCAGTCTCACGAAACGGTTCTTGCAGCGCAACCTGCCGGTTGAACATGCGCTCTTGCGCTTCAATACTCGCTTGTGTAGTTTCGCGCGACGCGGCTGCTGCTGTGTCGGCGGCTTGTTGCTGCGCTTTAGATGCTTTACTCGATGCCGCTGAACCAATAACGGCGGCGCCTATGGTTGCTCCAGCTACCCATCCTGACATGATGTTTCCCCTGATAAACAAAGCCCAAAATTTACCTGCATAGAGGCTCTATAATCTACAAAAAGTTCCCCGCCAACAGGTATATCTTTTAAGGCTATGGCGTAAATATCGTCACCAAACTTGTACGGCGTCACATTCGCATCATGCGAATGATTTATGAATCGCCCTGCCGGGGTACGCTTACCATCTAATCGACCAGGGCAAATAACTTCACCTGCAAAAAAGTACCGCGTAGCAAACATTCCAATACCATGCACGGGCGATTCTTTTAACTCCACACTATGCCCTTCAGGCATATCAATCAAATCACTTTCAATGGTCACTATAGCGTCCATTGTAGGTTGATCTACTCCCAGCTGCTCTAAAAATAACTGATAATCCGCTTGCGCCAATTCAATTGCTAATCGTTTGCGCGTGTCGCCTAACCCACATTCCGGCACAACGTAAAGCCTATCTTCTAACGTCTCTATATCTTGGCAATCATCTGGGTTTTCATACACATCAACCCACACCACTTCATCTTCAAACACGCGCCCTGCGCGTTGCTCACCTGCTTTTGCATCAAACTCACATGGCGCTGTTAACACAACTACTTCCGTATCACGGTTCACCGCAATCGTGCCTTTTTCCAACCGCACGCGGTAATCTGTTTTATGCGCGGCTCCCGTTAGTACAGTCCAAGGCGGCACGATAATTTTTCGTTCGTATACGCCTGGCAAAAATGCGTGTACTGTTACGATGTCTGCTTGCGGCATTTCAAGCAACGCGTCTTGCAACGCAACAACTTTTTGCCGCATCAATTCTGGCGTAACTACCGCCGTACTATCGGGATTAAATATCTCAACCGCGTTCACACCACCACCCATCGAGAACCGTTAGACACTGTTACGGTAATGCCGTTTGACACCGATATAACGCCTGCCGACATACCCGACGATCCTGACGGGATAGTGTAACTGGTAGCTATTGTCAGGCTGTTAACAAAAATGCCGTTAGACGCTACGACATGCGAGGATGTTAATTCACCTGTGCTGGGTTTGTACAGCAGTTTTGCGTTGCCGGTATAGATGGTCGACATCGTGCCGGTGGTCGCAGCAGCAAACGTCGGGTACAGGTTCGTTGACGTTGTTGTGTCGTTAGAAATGTTGATGCTGGCACCACCCGTTGCCCACTTCATGCCGGTGGCTTGCGTAGAGTCTGCCGTCAAAACAAACGTGTCGCTGCCAATCGGCAGACGCACATTGTCCGTGCCGTCATACGCAATCAAGTCACCCTTGGTGGTGGCTGGCGACAAGGCGTCAAACGCAGCCAATTTAGTCGTCTGGCCTGTACCGCCATTAGCTATGGCCACGGTGCCGGTGACGTTGCTGGCCGTGCCTGTGGTGTTTTGGTTTAGCGTTGGTACGTCAGCTGCCTGAATGGCCGCCATAACAACGTTGGTGCCGTTACCACGCAGATACTGGCCAGACGTGACCGCTCCAGCAAACGCATTCATGGCTGTCTGAGCCGTTGTCTGCCCCGACCCGCCGTTAGCGATTGGCAACGTGCCGGTCACTTGGGTAGCCAAATCAACGCCGGTTAGCGTGCCGCCTAGTGTCAGGCTGCCGCTGGACGTCACCGTGCCCGACAAGCTAATGCCGTTGACCGTACCGGTGCCGGAAACGCTGGTAACTGTACCGGCGTACTGGTCGTTCGACGTAATGGTAAAGTTAGGGTAGGTACCAGAGATGCTGGTTGTGCCCGCCCCGGTCAACGCCACTATCTGGTCTGGTGCTGTATTGGTAATCGTAAAGCTGGGGTACGTGCCCGACGTGCTAATGCCTGTGCCGCTAGTCAATACTACCGTCTGGTCTGGCGCAGAATTACTGATGGTAATGGCCGTTGACCCGTTGTACGTCGTGCCCGCGCTGTACGAGATGCCCGTGCCAGCAGTCAAAGCGTTAGCTACGCTACCTGCTTGGCCGCTAATGTTGCCCGTTATTTTGCTGCCGGCTAGCGACGTAATCCATGTCGGGTCAGCATAGCTGCCAGACGTATAAACGCCGTCAGTGACGGTGTTAGCGTTGCCGGTAACGCTGATTGCCCAAGTGCCTGTTGCGTTGGTGCCGTCTGTTCTTGGTACATCCAAATTGACGCGGGCGTTTGTCGCATTGATAGCGCCTGTGCCGCCGTTACTGACATTTAGTGCCCCACCTAGTGTGATCGTGCCTGACGTGGTTACGGGGCCGCCAGAGGCCGTTAAACCCGTCGTGCCGCCCGAAACATTGACCGACGTGACCGTACCCCCACCGCCGCCTGATTCGGCCTTGTTGAGCAGGTTAAGGAAGAACCGGTACCAATCGCGCGCAACAAACCCCGATCGCTCGTCGATGATCTGCGATTGGATACGGGGTATTTGCGGTTCGTTATCGCTAGGCATTGGTGCCCGACAAAACTAATTCGGCACCCACAATCGATATTTTGACCGGGTCAGTGCCGGAGATTTCATAGACACGGTCACGCAGTTTCAACGTCATGCCCAGCCGGCGACGGATGGCACGGGTACCGTAAGCCCCAATCTTGCCAGCCGACATCCAATGCTCGTTTGACCATGTGTGGCCGCCGTCATCCGACCAGCGCAACATAACTTGCGGGTTGCTGCCTTGGCCAGTGTTTAGCCCCACACCGGTCTGCATGTCGATTTGCAGCGAGTGCTGGGCAGTACGCTTTAGGTTGTTTTGGCCAGTTGGCAGCGCGCGCCACGACCGCAGCCACTTCTGAGCAAAGTCGCCGTCAGAAAACTGGTCTAAGTCGTAAGCGTAGATGTTGCCGTTTTCAAAGTCACCGACCACCACTTCTTCGCTGTAGAACATCTGGCAGTTAGCCCGGTGGCGGATAAACTGCCCGTTAGCAAATCCTGCCCGTTCATGCCAGGCGCCGGTAGCTGCGTCGTACACCCAAGTGGCCTGCGCCGACGGGAAGGTCAGCACATAGAACGAATGGCCGTCCTGCTGGTAGGTAAACGCAATCGCATCCGATATGATTTCATAGCTCTGGATAGCATACTCAACCGCATGGGTGGAGATGCGCTGCCCTGCGTAGCCATTGGCACGAAACACGATGCCGTGGCCACGGGCGTCTGCGCCCAGCCAAAACAGCGAGTTGTCCATCTTGGCCACTGAAAAAGTAGCCGCGCAGCCAAACTCGTTGACCGCACCTTGGATACGCGCTAGAGGAAAGCCTTCTAGCGCAGCGTCGTACCAAACTTCCACCGACTGAGTGCCAAACAGCCACACCTCGCGGTGGTCAACAAACAGCGACACCAAATTGTCTGGCATACCTTCAGCGCTGGCAAACGACAGCGGGTCAATCTGGGTGCCGTCCAGCAACTCAGACGTCCAAAAACGGTCTGAGTTGGGCTCTTGGAAAATAAAATAGCCGTCCAAATACCCAACAGTCACCGCGCCGGGAAAGTCAATATCGGTGATCTGAGCTAGCGTTTCACTAGCGGCGTCGTAAATGTAGCTAATCGGGTTAGTGGCGATAAACAGCTGGGTGCCGTTGTCTACCATCGACACGGGGCCTGTGCCAGCGATTGGCCCGATGGGCTGCACGTTCCATGTAGAGTCCACGCGGTACAGCCGGTTGCCCGACACCGCGTAGCCGTAGTCACCGTATGACCACAAGCCCCGAATAGGGCCGGTGCCAACGGTGGCAAGTTTACGCAAGCCTGGGGCACGGTTTAGAAACCCGCCGGTCTTGCCTTCTGGCGTAGGTAGTGGTTCGGGATACAGGTTAACCATGCGGCTGTCCGCAGCGTTAATACTGCGGGCAACATACGCTTGGCCAAGAATTGGCGTCTGCATAGTTTAGTAATTACCAGCGTAAATGTTAAACCGCTGACGAGTGGCAATCAGCGAGTACGGCATGGACATCACGTCATCAGGATTGTTGATGCGCTTCAGGTTGCGCTTAGACGTCATGGCGATACGCTGCACTTGCGGCATAGGCTCGACACCAAACTCGTTGGCAATTTCCATCGCCAAGTTGTATTTGAACGCGCGCAAATAGCCCGGCGGGAACGACAGCACGGTGCCAAGTGTTGCAGGCTTAGTCAGCTCCTGCACCGACACAAAGTGCCACTCCAGAACGCGTGTTGGTTGGGGATAGATCGTCATGGTGATGTCTGGGAACGTATTGTTCACAAACATGACCTGCGGGTAGGTGCTGGTGACTGTCTTGACCGCAATGCCGTTGTACTGCTGTTGATTAATCAACTTGATGCCGTAGGACACGTTGGTGCTAGCGTCACGGAAGTACGTTGCGTCGTCAATCAGAACGGGGCGGTTGCCCACGAAGTTACCTGTCGGCCCCAGAGTGCGAGTAATCTGGCCAGGCGGCCAGTTAAACACCTGATCTTCGGTGCAAAACACGGCTAGGCGCTCAGTATTCCACGAATCAATCATCTGATTCATGGCGGATAGCGCATCTTGTGCTGCCTGCGGGGAGGGCTCTTCACCTTCAGCCAGCTGGCCTATGAGCCGAAGCGACGCTTTAATCTGGTCGAAGGCGGTTGCCATTTACACTCCTTTAAGCTGCCGCCTGTACAGTAGTGCGGCTACGACGACGTTTAACTTCCAGTTCATTGGCTGGTGCCGCCGCTTCAGGAGCTGAAGGCGTGTCGGGATTATAGCGTTCCCAGCCATTTTGTTCATCAAATTCTGCTTCCAACTCCATTGTGGCAACTTTGGTGCCGTGAACGGGGTGTTGTAGGTATATGAGCATAGGGTAGACGGGGCCAAAGCCCCGTGGTTTTACAGTACGTGAATTACAGCAAAATTGATTACAACCGCTTCAGACAACGAACCGCCCGAAAGATTGCGCAATGTAATTGTGCAGCTTCCAGTGGTCTTGCCAGAAATCCAGCAGTTGTACGCACCAGCAGTAGCACCAGCTGCAACGCTCAAAATTACAACATCTTTAGCGCTGATGGTGCTGTTATTTAAAGTAAACGAAACGTTAGTAGCGTTAGCCAGAGCAGCGTTGTTCATTGTAATTTGACCAGCGGACTTGTTTAAAGTCACGGCGGTCGATTTGTCGGTCAATTGCGTAACCGTACCGCTTGCTTCTGCGGTGTAGCCTAATTCGCCTCCAGACATCACTAAATCAGACCCAATGATGTTCTGGTCTTCAAAAGCCACACCAATTGATTTGGTATTTGATGACATAGTCTATCCTTTAAAAATGGGGGCCGAAGCCCCCATAGCATTAAGAAATGCGGTAGCAAGTCCAAGTACCGTCGCCAGTCTTGCGAGCGCGGAAGTGACCTGAAGTAGTTTCAGTCACCACCATGTTGCCGACCAGAGTCCAGCCAGTAGCTGTTGCAACCGTTACGTCGTCAGTACCAGCATCGATATTGATAACGAAGAAGTCAAAAGCTGCATTGACTTTAGCTGCGCTAGACACGTCTGCTTCCAGATCAGCAACGGTTGGCAGAGTCAGATTGCCAGCAGTGCCGTTGAAAGTAAACAGGCCATTTGCGAGTTGAGCAGCAGTTGCAGTTGCAGCAGCTGTCAGTGCGGTCGGAGCACCCTGAACAAACAGTTGGGCTTCGCCGACATTACCATCACCAAGCTGGTATCCACCAGCGCCATTAGGAAGTGCCATGATAAATATCCTTTAAAAAATGTTGTTAATGGGGGCCGAAACCCCCACCAAGACTTAACCCCACATGCGGCAAGCCATTTGCGGACGGATCGTGCTATAGCCGTACAGCACGTCAATACGGCAAGGCATACGGTCGTTGTTGATGTCGTACTGACGAACAACACGCAACGAGATGCCGTTGTGTACTTGACGCGAAGCCATGTCGACGCCTTGTGGCAGCAACAGGTCGGCGGTAGCAAAAGTGATCGCATCCTTATGGTAGATAAGGTTCTGAGCGTACTGGCTGCTGGCTGCACCCAAGAAGGTCACAGCTTTGCCAGTAGCAGGCAGAGCGGTCATAGTGGCCAGAGCGTGGCTTGCCGAGTACATCGGTGCCACAGTCACAGTCCAAGTACCAGACACGGCAGTGGCGTCAGCCAGAGCAACGAACTGGAACAGCGAACCAGTGGACTCACGGGTCTGTGGGTTGACCGCAAAGCTGTCAGCGATAGTGAACACGTCGCCAGCCTTGATGGTGGTTGTCACAGAACCCTGCTCCAGCAGGATCGTGGACGCGCCTTCAGCAGTTACGCCTGGGGTTTTAACCGCAGTGGATGCAGAAGCGTCGCGCGAACCAGTGGTGTGCTGCTTGATTGACTGGGACATGTTGACTTCTTCAAAGCCCAGAACACCCATACCCATCATACCGTTCTTGAACTGGCTAGAGATGGTGGTGGTTGGGTTGAACAGACCTTTCATGCCTTCAACCAGACCAGCGTTAGCAGCTGGGTTAACAGTTGCGTAGCGTGGCGACATCACAGCTGCGTTTTCGTTCAGCTTCTGCTGGGCTTGCAGCAGAACGAGCGAAGTCGAAGGTACGGTGCCAGGCGTGCCGACCGAGTTACCGATGGTCTTGTACGCGTTAGCAACGTCAGCGTCGATCGACGATGCGAGCTGAGAAATACGAGG